CTTACATCCACTAGAGTGTGTATTAAGAGTTAATACACACCACTCCAGCCACGCTTTATTCCCATCGAGCGTGGTACAACGATGGTCGACGTCTCGGTCCCCGTCGGCAACACTTGCTGCCGAAGGAGACGCGGCCAGTCATCGAGTTTAGATGTCATCCTACGAGAGGATGTTCTCAACATCTTAAACTCAAACCTCTGGAGTGCCTTGTTCCAACGCCTTCGGAAGTGAAGCTTGTTGAAAGCTTCAGCTTCTTCGGGTGTTGAAACAGTTACGCATGGGAAAGAACTAAAGGAGGTACCACGAGGCAAAACCCCATAGACCTTCTCAAGCTCTCGCCTGATGTAACCTGCAGCGTCTACATACCCCTTGGCCTCCAAGTGATTGGAGAACTCAAGATATGAGACGTAACAGCGGCCGTCGGACATTCGACCCGTCCAAGGAGCTTTCAACCGAGTAGGAGTGACTTGGGTGCCTTTAAAAGCATCCATGCCACAACTTTCACGGAAGAAGCCCTTGACACAGCACTTAGAACGGTTGACCGAGAGGCCATATCGTTCCAAGTACTGAGTGCAGACTGAGACCCACGCTGTAGGGATCACGATGTCATCCCCATAGACATAGATCTCAGATGCCACATACTTAAGTGGCAAACCAAACTGAGATACTACAGCTGCAGTGCAGATGCACCAGAAGCAGTAAGCCTCGACAGGAAAGCATAAAGCTGATCCCATCGGGGCAAACTTCTGAAGCTCCTGCACAACTCCGTTGGGTAACAGAGTTGCAGAAGTCCGACACGCTAAGAGTTTCTTCAGTAGAACAGGTTGCTTTGAGAACAACCGCTCTACCAAGGAAACACTAACGAGGTCCGACGCATCCTTGAGGTCGATCGTAGCGTACTTCCCATCCACTGAGGAAAGGAGGGCAAGCGTACGATTGACTTCTTGGTTCGTGAAGTTCACATGACCTCGAGTAAGATGTGAATCAAACTCAAGGAAATGTGAGATCTTCCGCCCCAACCCTTGCTGGATCCACTGAAACTCAAGTGGCTCACAGGAGATGAGGCGAGGACCACGGGAATCCTTTGGAACGAGTATAACCTTTGCGATCCCCCTTTCGAGGGGCCGTAAAGATTTATACCAATCCAAACGATCTAGAATCTCAGAGGCGCCCCCTACTACAAAGTACTCATAGTAGGGGTAAACCGAATGAATACTAGAATACTTGCGGGTGAAAACCCACTTGTCTTCAAGTACTTCACCGGTTGCCACTGAACCGGGACCGTGTCGTGGTATAATATTTGTTGAGTCAAACTCAGCAAATACAGTTCCGGTGATTCGTGAGCCAAGTGCGAGAACATCGTCACTTGGATCAAGAACCAAGGAGTCGAGCTTCTTCTCATTCTGAACGAAAGAATCAACAGTTGATTCCTCCTGTTCAGGAAGATATGGAAGTTCGAGCTTATATACCACGAAGCAGATTTGTCGGATGTGAGCAACAATCGACGGATCTGCATCGTCCCGGACACTCCCATCGTCATGGAGGACGAGGGTAAAGTACGCCTGCAGGAAAGCAGGTATACTACTTGCCTTCTTGGTTCGAAAACCAGGAGGACAAGAGACCTCAGCCTCTACCAAACATTGATCAAACCACTTCCCCAAACGAGGAAGTGTTTTGGTCAGGAAGGATAAACCTTCGGCACGAAATCGTGACTCGCAAGTTACGAGATCGCGACGAAGGTTTACTGATCGACAGGGGCACTGTGGCCCGCTACGGATCAGCTGCAGACAAAGGCCAAGGTATAACTCCTCGGCTTGGCTTTTCAGGGGTTCCAACGGTTGGAGCCTCCTCCAATAGCCACATGTCTCTAAGCTTGCAGGTCGTCAGCGCCGATCGTAGGGATAAACCCTACCAAGGAAGAAGACGACCACCGCAAGAAGTCCCGCGGCGAGAAGGATTGCAAGGGCAGGACTCATGAGAAATGAGACTGCCATTGTATCTTCCATTGGGTAACCTCTCCGTTGAGGGCCCACTCGAGCCCAGGTAGGAGAAGAGGCTAGGCCTCTCCTCGAAGCAGGGCATCGAGATTCGCCGTAGTGGTGACCGAAGCAATTTGGCCATCGGTCAGGAAATCTGCAAGGTTGCAGACCCGATCGTAGACCATCTGGCTCGTGATCGCCACGTTACGCGGAACACTCAACGTGAAGTTGAGGGTCAACGTAACTGACTTGCCAGAAGCGTCAATCTGCGTCTCAGTGAACTGGACGAGATGACGATCCACGGCATCGACACCTTTCCCGGACGTGCTATGCTTGATAACAAGCAAAGCCGGCTCCGCGAGGTTGGTGGCGACGTCGATGCGTTGAGTGCCGGTTGCATCGCTCCTAAAGAGACGATACACGACATCATCGCCCGACTTGTCATCGAGGGTAAGGTCATTAGAGAACATGAGGCTCCTTTGTCAATACTGCGTCCACACGACGTTGTATGAATGCAGCTACGGTGCAGCTAATGTTTGCGCGTTGAATTTAACAACGCAACGGCAAGCAACTGCTGCGACGATGTTAGTGAACCCGTCCCAATAAGTTGGGTCGAATTCACTGGCAATCCAACAACCCTCCTGTATAACGTCTGAGTGATGAACCCGTCATAAACCACCTCGTTAGAGGGGGAAGAGTACGGAACCATCACTTGCACTCGACACTGAAGCAACTCTTTGGTAGAGTAGCCAAAGTCGATACAGTTCCAAGTCCCTGGAAAGGGCTGGAGTGTATCTAGTCGAGACAGCGCATTCCCGATCCGGCCAAACCAATCTGCGACGAAGCTAAACGGAATTGCATTCCAAACAGCTTCGACAGGATTGAGGAGGCCGAGCGCTGCAGACGCGCCCCGAAGTGTACTTTCTATCCCGTAGAGTCGATCGAGAGTGTGGTAGATATACCCACTCGCGACAAACCTACAACGATAGGAAGCCGGTGTCATCTTCACCACAGTATCACTGATTGGTGAATAGACAGTTTGTGTGGACGACGAGAGATCAACGTTGATCTCTTGCTGATGTCCAACACGAACTCTCTTACCCCAAGTTTCTCGAAGATAGGCAAGCCTAGCTTCGACAACCTTGAGGATAGAGCCAAGTGTCTTGAGATCAGAGATCAGGGGTTTAACCCCGAAACTCCAATTCAAGAACTGGCCAGAGACCGTACGAGATAGTCCTTCTGCGAGGGAAGGGATTAGATCCCCTAACTCACGGAGTTCGTACCCGAAATTAAGAATATTAATTTCGGTGGGAACTTGCTCAGACATAGCCGTAAAGGCTGCGTCTACAGCTAGGGCAACCTCGCCACTAGGGACAAGAGGAAGCTTGACTTCATTCGGCCAGCTCTCAGAACCGTTCAACGGGAACCAATCTGTAAGAAAGGTTACCGTTGCACCGTTCGTGTGAGCTACCGACCCGCGTATCAGCCGGGACTGATTACGAAACGAATGATGATGAGCAGGCTTATACCTGTTCAGATCATGCGTGACATCCGTGAAAACCTCACGGTATGTCCAGCTAGGTAGCGCATCGTAGGAATAATCATTATTGTCACCAGGCCCTCCGGCCGGGTGAAAATAATGAAACTTCCACGGACGAAACCTAACGTCGTAGTTCTCGCGGACGCGTATGCGTGGAGTCAAGGTTGGATCCTCCGTAGTACCAGGCTCGTGCCCAGTCGATCGGAGAGGGCGGACTTCG